GGAAATCCGACGTTAACGGGGCTTAACAAGTTGATAGAAGGGCAAGCGTCGGATTGGCTTAGGCAATTGACATACAGGGATAAACTCTCCCATTGGGCTTGTAAAAACCTCGCGGTCCGTTACACGGAGGCCCCGTTTCTGTTTTTCCTGGATGCACATTGTCTAATTCATCCGGGAACGTTGAGGGAGATGTTCGGTTACTACCGACTAAATTGGCAAATGCTGACTGGGAGCCTCCATCTCCCAATTTCAGACTTCTTAAAAATGAACTGGCCTAAATGGTACAGGCTCGTCTATGATGCTGAAATCGGGCTGTTGCACTACGAGAATGAGCGGATGCCCGTGGAACTGATGGGACCCGAGTTCATCCTCCGCGTGCAAGGGAAACTGTCCAACGCATCAAAAGCCGAGTTGGGAGAATTGATAGCAAAATGGCGTGACCCTGATGAATACAACCAGGCGTACCCCCCCCTCTCTCAACACATCCCCCGCCCTTGCATGTCCACTTGTGGGATGATCTGCCGACGCGAACATATCGTTGACGATCTGGATTTTTGGCCGAACGAGTTAGGTCCTTACGGCGGTGGCGAGAACTATTACAACTTTGTGATGGCCCGTTTGGGACGCAAAAAATGGGTTTACCCGACGCAACCTCTCCGCCACTGGCATATACCCGGCGTGTGGAGTCGTGATTATCGCATCAGCTACAAGGACTGGGCTCGGAACATCATGATAGCAACGTTCCTTGTTGCAGGCCCCGAATGGCTCGACCGGCTGTCCATGCGCGATGAACGGCTCCCAAAATGGCATCCCGTGAGACAATTGAACCCGAGTGATGTTGCCGGACTGAGACAGGAAATACTTTCCTCGGAAAGCCTCGGATTGCGCAGAGAGCGGCTTGAAGCGAAATTCATCATGAGTATAAAGGAGTGGGCGGAACAATGGCAATAGTAAAAATGTCGTGGCCGATAACCTGTGAAACGTGCTGGCATTCGCGGCCATTTGCAAACGCTACAACCCATTTGGTCATGACTCAAACTGATTGGAATGATACGGTCGAGTGTCAGTTAACGCCGGAGTCAGCTCGTCGTCGTGTCTGGCGTTGGGGCTCATGCCGGTTTGCAAAAAGTCGGGAGTCGGAACCGACAGAAAAGACTTCAGAACCTAGCAGCACCTTTGACATAAAGAACCCGGCCGAAGCGTGCTGGGAAGAACTGGGAGAGTAGATTCTTAACACTGATGCGTCGGCATTTGATAAGGGCGTGCTTCTAATGAAAATGGCAGCCATAAGGATCAATCGTGAAACAGCCGAGCGTATGCAATGCTTTGACGGGATAGATATTGTGGGAGAAGTGGCAATCGTGAAATGAAAATCCTCTGGGCAGGCCCCAACTACGAATCACGTTATAACCGTGTTCATGAGGCGCTTCCGAAGGCCGCGGCCAAACTGCACGAGGTTGTCCGGTTTGGGCACGCGATGGAAGACGGCCTCCCATGCGAGGCATGGAACAGGAAGGAAGATGTTGAGTTAGCGATTGATCAGCACGGTCCCTTCGACCTGCTGATTGTCCAACACCCCCGACATTGCATGAGCTATCGAGGAATTCAAAGCATCAAACTACCTAAAATAGCCATTTTGACCGACTATTTTCCGTGGACCTATCCACAAAAGCACGATTTCATGAGCTACAATGGCATTGACCTAGCGCTGTTCCCGGAACAGTATATGATTGCTAATGCTGAACACTTCAAAGCGAATCTGGTCTTGCCCAAACGCCTGAAAACGGCATGGTTGCCGTTCTGGGTAGACTACGAGGAATACAAAGGGCTTGCTCCCGGTATCCAATACGATGTGACAGCGCTCTTTTCGGGCGCGAATTCGGGGGTGTATCCGAACAGGCGAGCCGTTATCCAGGCCCTCGAATCGCTCACGGATTTGACCGTCTTTGCACGGTTGGTTACGGACGGCTCTAACAAGGTCCGCGGTTCGCGGTATCCTGAATTGCTTGCATCTTCGGCCATTGTGGTTACATCTAACGACAAATTTGGCAGCGTCAATTTCAAGCACTTTGAGATACCGGCTGCGGCCGCTCTCATGATAAGTGATAGAGCGTTAGACTTTGAATCTCTCGGATTTATCGCAGGTGAGCACTATGTTGAATATTCGGCCCCCTCCGAACTACCAGGATTGATACACCATTATCTTGATTACAGCACAGAAGCCGCGTGGATTGCACACCAGGGGCATCAATTGGTAAGTACACGGCATACAGCAAAGCAACGTTGCGCGGAATTATTTGACATAATAGGTAAGTCCTTGTAATAGGCAACACAATTAATGCACCGGTTGGACGGGTTGACGCCATTGCGATCAACCTTTTGACAATCGTAATTGATACCGTCCAACCGTTTTACAGCAAATCCTACCATACAAGGGAGTCAGAATATGGCGAAAATAGACGTGCTGATAATTGCTCAGGACGATTGGGGCAACGTAGGCTGGGCGTTTGAGCAGAGTCTACTGAGGGCGGGGGTTGCGGCTAAGGCCGTGAAATTGAACCCCCACGTTTTCGAGTATCCAAAACAGGCCCAAATCGTGACTGTAGAGGATATCGTGAAACTCGCTGGGGATGCCAAGGGTCTGCTATTCATGCACGGTCGTGTTGCGTGTTCGGACATTCCGAGAGCGAGCAAATTCTGTGCCGTTTTTCACGGCGGGCCCGCCTACCGGAATAATGCAAATGCATTCAATGCGGTATTTGACCCGATGGTTGAGCGGACCCTGGTTGCACAGGCTGAAATGCTCTATTTGGGCGGCAAAGGGGCAACCTGGATAATTCCTCCTGTGGACACGGATGCAATCGAGAGCGCTGATTTCAGCCTCAAAGGACAGATCACGTTTGCCCATTTTCCGCGTGGCGAGGGAAAGGGCTCGACAACAATCAACGATGTTATGGCGGCAATAGAGCGTGACGAGAGCATGGCCGGAAAGCTGGAGTATCTCTATGAGACTTCACAGTGTTCCTGGGAGGAAAACCTCGTACGGATGGCTCGGCATGACGTCTACATCGAGGCGCTTGTCCCCGGTAATGATTGGCGGACCACGGCTCTGGAAGCTGCTGCCCTTGGCCGTATCGTCATGGCGAATCATGCAACGAAGGAGTTGTACGAAGAGGCCTATGGCCCCTGCCCCATAATCGCCGTGAACAGCACTGATGAGCTGGAATACGAGGTGAGGCGGCTCTGTCGGCTGAACAAACTCACTGTGCGGAAATTGCATCGTGACACCCGGAAATGGGTAGAGGCGAAACACGGCTTCGAGCACACCGGAGAGCAACTCAGAAAGGTGTTCAGTCCGTGTCTATAATCCACTGCACGATTGGTGAGTCAACCCGGATATGGCATGAGGACCTGGTGAACCTCTACAATTGCGTGATCGGTGAGGATTGCAATATCGGGGCGTTTGTGGAAATCGGCGGGGCCGTGCTCGGCAATCGAGTGTCAATTGCGGCTCACTGCTTCATCCCCCCTGGTGTGACAATCGAGGATGATGTTTTCGTGGGACCATCAACGGTGTTCGCAAATGATCGCCATCCCCCTTCACGCAAATCAGGCCGTGTTCCGGATTGGCAGCCCGAGAAAACCCTCGTGAAAAGGGGGGCATCCATTGGGGCTGGGGCTTGTATTTTGCCCGGTGTCACCATAGGTGAGGGGGCACGGATAGGCATGGGAGCGGTGGTCACAAAGGATGTACCACCGGATGCGACATGGGTCGGTATTCCTGCTCAGGAATTGCGGAGACCCGATGGGTACAGGGTAGTCCTATGAGCAACCCTCTCAAATTCGGCATAATTGGAGCGGCGGCATATGTGGCTCCGCGACACCTTCAGGCTATCCATGACACGGGGAACACGCTGATAGCGGCATTAGATCCGTATGATAACGTGGGGCACTTGGACCGGCTGTCTCCGAATTGTGCCTATTTCACGGAGTTTGAGCGTTTTGACCGGCATGCCTCGAAATTGGAGCGACGCGGTGAGGGGTTTGACTGGGTGTCCGTATGCACTCCGAATTATCTCCATGACTCGCATTGCATGAGCGGCCTCCGTTGGGGCGCAAATATCATCTGTGAAAAACCCCTGGTTATGAGCCCGTGGAATTTGGACGAGCTACAGGAGGCCGAAGTGCGGTATAGCGGACGCATCTACACGGTTATGCAGTTGCGCTTGCACGCGGTAATCCAAAAGCTTCAACAGAGCCTTCCCACAACAGATGGACTGAGACATGTGGACCTAACATACATCACGAGCCGGGGGCCCTGGTATTCCCATAGCTGGAAAAACGACGAGGCGAAGTCTGGCGGCATCATTTTCAATATTGGGATACACTTTCTCGATGTGTTGCTGCAATTGTTCGGTCCCGTCCGACAATTCGATGTGTTCCATAGGGACCGTGAGCGCATCATGGGAGTATTCGAGCACGCGAATACTGTGGTCCGGTGGTTCCTGAGTATCTCACGAGATGACCTTCCAGCGGACGTGCTCACACCAACATATCGAAGCCTGACAATTGATGGTGAGGAGGTAGAATTCTCTGGCGGGTTCACAGACCTACATACTCAGGTGTACCGAGAGACATTGGCCGGTCACGGCGTCGGGATTGATGATGTGCGACCAACAATAGTATTGGGCCATGCCGTGCGGAATGCTAAGTGTCGAACACCCCACAACGCAATTGACGTGCATCCGCTCGCAAAACGTTACACGGAGTAATTAGTAATGAGTCCGATATTTTCCCCCGAAGGCAACGACAGGCTGCAAAAGTGGGTTGTAGCTTGGGGTTGGATCTTCTTCGCTGCACAAGCCACCATGCTCGCCATACTGTTCATTATGAAAGTGAATTTCAATGATCCGCAATGGTCCACATACATTAACGCGTGGGCGGCGCTGGCATTGACGCGGATTACAGTCATGCTCGGCGTGCTGTTCTTTTTTGACCGGGTTATTGCAGGACATTCGATCATTGCCATACTGGATGTGGAGCCGAATTCATCTTCTGAAGATAAGCGGACCGCTGCATTATTTATGTTGGGGATTGCAGGGCTGACCTTGTGGGCAATGATGACAGGAAATTTCTAATGTCATTATGGCGAATCACAGGTTTAACGTTGTTGGTGTGGTTTTGGTTATACACTGCAATTATGGCGGCTGAATCATTGACGTCTGAACAATGCCAGTGCGTTCAAAATCGTATCCAAATGGAATTGAACCTGAATCCTGCCTATCTTTGGGGAGGTAACTCATTGAAGCCCGGATCGGAAAAGGACTGTTCCGGGGCCTTATATAGCCATTTTCGCTCATGTGGAGCTAAAGTAAAACGGACCACAGCCGCCCGTATGGGCCAGGGCCTTGACGGCTGGGATTATCCCCTGATACCGTTTGAAGGGGCGCACAAGCTCGCCATTGTGACAATGACGATGCCGCCTGCGAAGGGAAAGCCGATCCGAGTTGAGGGACACGTCGGGGCGCTCATAGATGATGTGCAATATGGCGTGACTCGCATGGCCCACGCAAGCTCCAGGTGGGGCTTTATCGCATCCCTGGTGGAACAGAGCGACTCGAATTACTACTATCCGAAAATCGTGAGAATCAGGCAGACAACGGAGAAATCCAATTGATAGAGTGGCTTTTCGGCATACAGACCCTATGGCAATCAGCACGATTTGTGTTTTTCTTTGCCATCATAGCGGCACTCGCAACGGGGAACTACGTTCAATACCAGCTCCACAACGGCACGAAAGCGCAACTGGAAGCAGCCCTTGCGCAGCTTGAGAATTGCCGACAGATACAGAATACCATAGATCGAACGCAGCAACAAAATTACCAATACCAATCGGAGCAGCAAAATGCGCTCAAGAATTACTATGAAAAAATGCCGAAACGCCCTGAAATGGACACTCAGGGCGATACTCCTAATGATGGTGGCAGTATCGTTGACGGCTTGCGGCGGCTGGTTCCGGAAGGCTACCCCGGAGCCGACGGTAAACGTCTGCCCAGCCGATAAGATTCCTGTGTTGCCGGTTCCGGATCTTGGAGATTTGAAGGGATATCAGAAGCTCCGTTCCGGCAAACAGGAAATCATTGTATCCAAGCCGTTTGGCGTGTATTTCAATGCGAAGACCTTTGGTGATGCTGAATGGCAAAATGCAATCAAGAATCACTACGCGAAGAGCCTCGCGGAGCAAATTGGAAAGCATAACAATCGGCTTGATGAGTGGCGCGAGAGCCTTTTGAAGGACAAGAAAACGAAGCGTTAAATGATGAAACGCTAAACATCATGGATATGACGGGCTCGTGGAATTAAGCCTTCCACCAATTATTACCCTCCCGAGCCCAGGAGCAATTAGTAGCATGGCCAGACATCGCATGAGAGCTGTAATTGAGAAAGCCTCCCCTCTGAAGGAGGCCATAGAGCTTGCCAAAGCTCTTGAGAGCCTCGCTATGGCCCAAAAGTCGGATGCGGACAGCTTGGACGGGGATGGAGGCTCAACACGAGCGGACCTAGCCCTGACACGCAATACGGCGCGCAAGCGACAGGGAGCCGACGAGGATGATTCCACATTTATCCAATACTACAAAAGTGGACAGCTCATAGAGCCAACGTGGTTACCGACAACGCTCTATCGCATCTATGAGGAGAGCGACATTTTGGGAGCCTGCTGCCGATGTTATGTGGACAATATAGAGCGTCCACATGATTTCGAGTATGTCGGACCCAAAGACCAAAAGGATTCTCAGAGCGCTCTCGACAATCGGCGGCTATTGTCTGACCTGTTCAGCCAAGTGAATGAAAAACATTCTCTGACCACACTCCGCAAAAAGATCAGACTGGACAGGATGATTGTTGGGAACGGTTATGTTGAGGTATTGCCGGACCCTGATCATCAACAGCCGGACTTTTTCTATCACATCCCCGCTACATACATGCGCGTGACAGAGCTTGAAAAGGACCCCATACGGATTACGACCACAATTCCGCGGCGGGGTCAATTCAGACAACTGGACATTTTTAAGCGGTTCCGGCGGTTCGGCAGGGCCATGACGGATGGTCAGATCCAATGGTACAAGGAATTTGGCGATCCGCGGATATTGGATAAGGACACGGGTCTATGGATTGAGGATTCCAAAGGTCTACAGGTTCGTGAGCCGTATGATTACCCGAACAAAGCCAATGAAATATGGTGGTTCCGGGACACCTTCGGCGGAAATACTTACGGCGTGCCCATTTGGGTGAGCGCAATGGCGGAGGTGAGGGGCCGCTACCTCGCCAGCTGGGTGAACTACGATACCCTGGATCACGGTGGCCTGCCCCCGTGGTTACTGCTGGTATATGGGCGGCTCACAAAAGGGACCCGTGACTATCTCATGAAATTGACCGCCAAGTGGCGGGACCCGAATTCATATTCAGACCCTGGAATACTCGAAATAGAGCCGAATTTGATGAGCTTCAACACTCAGGGCGGCTCGAAAGCGGGGGCGGAATTCGTGTCCATGCGGGACATGCGGAACGAGGAAAGCATGTTTTCCGGCTATCGGCGCGAGACCCGCGAGGCAATCGGAGCGGTGTTCAGGCTTCCCCCTGTGCTCTATGGATATACAGAGGGAGCCGGTGGGACCAATTACGCAGCTCTCGAAACTGCGGAGAGTCAGGTTTTCGATCCCCTCCGGCGTGCCTTTGACGAGCGAGTTACGGTGGAGCTTATTCAGCAGCGTTTCGGCATATTCGATTGGGCGCTCAAAACGAAGGCAGCGCCAATAGGCGACAAGGAAACGTTGTATAAAGCCCTTGGCAGAGCACAGATAACCGGCGGACCATCAATAAACGACGCTGTGAAAATGCAAAACGAAACGTTTGGAACACAATGGCCCGAGAGGGAGCATCCCTTCTATTCGCAATTGTCGGCTATGGAAGCCGGGAAGTTGATTACACAGGGTCAGGTGGTGTACCACCTCTCCGAAGACAGCAAAACATACGAGCCAGAAATCCTCGCTCCGCAGAATGCAATCCAGGCTGGTGACATCGGGAATGTCCCCAACGGAGGGCCAACAGGCGAGGATAGCAGTTCGGAATTCAGCGAAAAATCAGACGACGAGAACACCAACGAGGTAAACAAGGCCGAAGAAACGTTGCTGTTGGACGCTCTAAAACGCGTTCAACGCGAGTATGATGATTACGAGCCTCCGGTTGAAATCACTGAAGAGGATCTAGAGATTTGACCATGAGCATCTTAACAGCAATTAGGTGGCTTCGCGAGCGGTTCACCGAAAAAGCGGATGGAAGCAACACAAAATGCATCCCGTTGGCCGGTGAGACTGAGGACGCTTTCATGAGCCGGTGTATGCATCAGCAAAAAAAGGTCAAGGGGAAGGGACAGAAACAGGCCGTGGCAGTATGTATGAGCGTTTGGCGGCGAGCACAGACGAAATAGGGTCACCCCCTTACCTACGCCCCCCCCCGCGCCATTATCGCGTGTCTACGGCGGCGCGGTGTCCAATCCTCGCCGTCATCCTCGTCAATGGCCTGTCCGAATGAGTCTGTTTCGGTCTCTCGCTCCACTTCCTTGTAATATTGTAACCCTTCCGTGAGGCTTAATATCCCCATAACAGCAACAACAGCGTCGTTTACATCTTTGCTGCCTCCCTCTGGGTGATCTATTTTGATTTTCGCATGTGTAGCTGATATTCTTTTGAGTGCTCTAGCCTCTTTGTCATTCACTTTGTGGGGTTGCATTATCAATCTATCATCCCTGAGTGCATGCTTGAACTCAAAATGTGCAAGCGGCTTCACGTCAACGCTAAACTTTTCGGCTATAATACCAGCACGACGCATGTTAAGGATCATAGCCATCGCTTCAAACCAATCAGCGCCGACATATTTAATATTGATGAGTCGCTTTAATTCAACTATCAACCCCTCGATTAATGTTATGTCAATGGTTTCGCCTGGTCGCGCAATGATGCGGAGTATGCCGTCAATCTGATAAACTGGGGCCTCGATGCTTTCCATCTCACGGACCATCCCGAGTCCAGCATCCCAGACGTGGGCATGAGCTACGTATTTCGAGTCTACAATGCGACCGAATGCGAACCCGGTCGCATCCTGAGTTAGAGAACAATCTACGTGTGCAGCGAAGGGGACAGTTTTGTTGAGGATCTGATCGAAATATGAGTAATTGATCAGCTTCGACCAGTCCACCGCCTCACCCGCAGCGATTTCTCCAAACATGTCGAGCAAAGAAATCTCTTCGTATTTGAATGGTCGTGCCTCACCATAGGATTCCACATAACGGACCTGGGCGGCGGTGATTTTCTCGGGGAAGGGGATAAAGCGCCCTGTAGCGTGTGTAGGGATGCCGACGAAATCCTTGAGGGCCTGCTCAAGATCTTCTTCAAACCTCTGCCTATGGCGCTCAGGAACAGTCACGGTCAATTCAGGGTCGAGTGCCCGGTCCAACGAGGGGATTATCCGGGGTGGCCGGTGGTCGTCTCCCAGTTCCACCAGAAACCGCGGCTCATTGGCCGGATATTTGTGGGCCTGCGCATCCCATACTGTTTTTTCGATTATCAGGATGCGCTTGTCTTTTTTTGCCTTTTCCTTCATTCGGTCCGTAAAATCGCCAACATGGGAGCGGGCGGAGTCTACTATCAATTTACCGGGGAAGCCGCCGCCGACCTGAGAAAAACGAGTCTCCAAGCGGTTCATTATCGTTGTGAACATCCCCTGCCCCACGTCCAACTGTGTTTTATCCGTGTTCACGAGGCGCTTAGACTTGCTGTAAATCGGCATTTCGTTGACTTCAGTCAACCCTGCCCAAAAAACATCCTTCCCCAATCCAGCGTTAAATTGACCTGTTAGATTGATAACCTTGATTCGTTTCTTTGGCCATTGAAGCTCAAGGTTAAAGTCTTTCCGCCGGGGGGCATTCTCTTGGAACCACGGGGAGGCATCAATCGCATATTGGAGTTTGTCGAAAAGGGCATCTTTGGTGGTGGACTCACGAATTCCTTGACATACGAATACTATCCAGGAGCCGGGATTATGCGCAAATTCCACGTGAGGGTCGTGGAGCATGTGAAGCAAAAGGAGTGTGTAGAATGCCGATAACCATGTTGTTTCGCTCTTACCTGTTCCGGCGGCGCCCGACAGTACGATTATGCACGGAGCGGTTCCGTCCCACGTTTTGCCATGATGAATCTGTACGAGGTTGTCCAGCGTGCTCTGCCAGATGGAATCGCGCTGATTAGCATACTGAGGGCTCTGGACGCATTCTACTACATTGGGGACGTTGGCAATTTTGAATCCTCTGTTGCGAGTAAGATACTGCGCGTCAGCGTGCTTGATTGCCTCCCGGAGATTCCCTAGAAGCCCGAGCACTTGGTCGAGCCGGAGACAGCCGTTCTCGTCGGACGGCATCCCGTAAAGATAAGCCTCAAGCAGTTTGAGTTTCTTTTCGGAGATTTTTTGTTCACGGCCCGCCTGGGTAACAATTGCAACGGCCGTTGATGTCTCTATCAATTTCTCGTGATAATCGAGCTTCATTTAACATACCGTATTTACTATTATTCGCGGCTGGTCTTTTGTTTTTTATCAGTTTTCTTTTTGCTAATTTCGGTCGTATCTTTGCTAATTTCAGACCGATCCTTACGCGGTCGCCCCACAGGACCTGGTGGAGGCTTCTCTTTTCGCGGTCGGCCCACGGGACGCTTGGGAGGCTTTTTTTTCGGTTTTATCCCCTTAGCCTTGGCTTCTTTCTTTTTGAACGACCATTGGCGTTTGACCGGGGGGTGCAAGCATTTTTCCGGGAAAACGTCAGTCACGGGGGGGGTCGATGTAACCAGGGGGTATTCAATAGTCCCGTTTTCGATAGGCTTTGCAGCGCTTTCCAGGAGAGCGGACACATTGTCAAGAAAATCCGGCATCCCTTCGCCGGAAGCTTCCTGGACGAGAACATTCATTTTCCCGATGTTGACAGCCCCCCGTCCGGCCTTATCCTGTGGTTCCTGTGGCTGGACCTTCCCGAGTTTGGCCTGTATCTCCGCGTGCTGTTTAATAGCGGCGGACAGCTGTTTTCCAATGGATTTGGCGTAGTCCAACTTAACCGGGTCCCCGGTTTTCATGGCCAATCCATTCCATTTTTTGAAAAGTTTCTTCAAATCATGGATAAGCAGCGCGTTTTCGGAGAGAGGATCCAGGTCGGTAACAATTTCTTCGGGTACGGCTGCATCCCCAAGTGTCATGGAACGAAGCGCCATGATGCCCAGCTTGATTTCTCGGAAACTGCCCTTCAGTCCCCAATGATGCCGAATTACACGGGTAAGGGCTTCGTTTGATTTCCCCTCCCGGGCCCACAGCATTATTTGCGTGAGCTGGGCATCAGACAGTTTCGCGAGAACAGAGGGTTGACCCCCCAGGCTATCGAGCGTCTGGACAGCGGCACGCACCTGAGAGGTCACTACAGCAGGGACATTGGCGGGCATGGGGTTACGCTTTCAGTTTTCCAGACTCCGCGAGAAGCTTGCCTGCGGCATTGTCCAGAGCCCACGCGGTGATTACGGGTATGGGGCCCGCAACTGTAAGCGTTACTCCATGACTCAGGTACACGGTGAGGTGAGCCACGTTGTTTTCTTCGTCCACTTCGATAGACGACTTGTTGAAGGTGCCAAAATCGGCGGCTGGGAGATTAGGATTTTTTGCCATCGGTCTTACTCCTGTTCGTTTTGGGTGTATCAGACGGCCTATCAAAGCCGTCCCATCGCTTTATGATTATTTTGTGGTACCCATGACACGGGTGTAGTCCTGCGCGCCGTTCGCGCACCGTGAACACAATCGCTTCGACCTGCTCAATAGTGTAGAGAGCGATTCCTCCAGCGGTTCTGTAATCAGGACGGGGCAATTTTCGTTCTAAGTATTGCCACCACACACGCGTACATCCTGTCTTTTTGAGGATGTATCCTGGTGGGTATAATTGCCCTTTCCAGTCTGTTACTATTATCGGCTCTTTAGGCATCTTTTGCGCTTCATGATGTATTAATTGTGAAGAGTAATAAGCGGGAATAGGGACAGAGTCAAGATTTATGTTGATTTTATGTGGTGGCCGCGCGAGTATGAGGCAACTCCAGACCATTCCTCCTTTCTTATACCCGCTGGATTTCGGCGGGTCTTTTTCCCCAAGCCGTTAAGCCATATCATGAGAATTAAAACGATACTTTAGGTGGCCCAAAAGGTGGCCCACGATATCCTATGATATCCGTAAATAGCTAATTTTACTAGGTGCCATCTTCGTCGTTCTCCGATTTTTTGAGCCACCGCGCATGACGCGCAGAGCATCCGATCACAGGTGCAAACCAACCACCAGTCGGAAATACACGGAGCCGCCTTCCCTTCCCCTGGAATAGCACACGAAAACGGGCGCTTAAACCAACCCCCCGGCTTGACGCTCCCGGCACAACGGGGGGGGCCCAAACCCGAGGGCTAACCAGTTGAGCCATTCTTCCGGGACTCCGTTTTTACGGAGACCGTCGCAAAGCTTAACAGTTGTGCGGGGTAACTCACCATCAATAAAGTGACGCTTCATTCCCCCCAGCGTTTGTTCTTTCATTCCTATGGAGACAGCCATTTCGGTCCAACTAAGGCTAGCGAAAAATTCTTGTTTGATCAGTTGAAGTCTAGCCCCAAAGTATTTGTAGTTTTTATCCATATCTTCCATGTCAAAAATATCTCCATTTTAATGCTTGACAACGGGGGATGAGCCCCCGTATAAAGGGGACCATTCACATAAAAACCCCCGGTGTCTTGAGTGTCGCACCTTTAGGACGCACGGGTGGTCATGTTTTTGTCAAGAACTTTTTGGAGCCTATCTTATGAATAATATAGAGAGGCTCCGGGAAAGGGCTTCCCGTGCAGGAAACTCCGCTTGTCACGCGCCTGAACACATTCCGCGAGCGCTTCGAGACTCTCCGTCATTTCGCCCATCGCATAGGTGAAAACTACGAGACCATCAGGGGTTGGTATTCCTACGGCATGACCCCTAGCGAAC